GGCCGCTGTGCTTCTCGAAGGTCGCGCGGTCCTCTGCGTCGTGATCGGTGACGATCCAGTCCGGACGCGGGTATTTCCACTCGCCCTTCTGACTGATCACCACAGGCTTGATCTTCTGCGCCCAGATATCCTCCACGAGCATCTCTGTCTGATATATCTCCTTTTCTAGCCACATGCGCCCGTCGTGGTCGATCGCCCACATCTGCCACACGAAGGGGTTTCTGTAACCGAAGTCGATACTCCAGATGCGTTGCCACCGAGGATCAAGCTTCTTGTCGTTGACGAGATGAACAGCGGGATTCCACCGATCGAAGATGATCCCCTCTGCGGCAGCCCAGATCCCGCCCTGAAGGCGCAGCTTGCGCACGCCGGTGAGATTGTCGAGCTTCTTCAGGTACGCACGCCCTCGCTCGGTAGCGACGCCGGCCGCATCGAACAGGATCGGATTGTCCTGATGCAGCGAGTAGAGCATCGTCGTCTTGCCGCTGTCACAGCGCAGCTTCAGCCAGTGATCCGGGCCTTCAGGGTTGCAGTCAGCGATGATCTGCTGAAAGCTGATGCGCCCGTTGCGCAGACGCGAAGTGAGCTTCTCCCAGTCAGTCACCGTCAGTTCGGTCGCTTCCTGCACAAAGATCACATCGTACTCAGATGACATGATCTTCGTGGCGTTGTCCATCCCGCCCACGATGATCTGCGATCCGTTGGCGTAGATGAACTGCGCAGGGTCGGCGCCCGATCCGCCGTACCACTTCACGATGCGCGCTTCGAGCGCCTCCACCGCGACATGTTGCTTGAAGGTGACCAGACCTGTCGACGTGAGGGAGTTGTGCGTTTTGCGCACGATCAGCGCGCGCATGCCTCGATCGTGGTGCTCGTGCTCGATCTGGCAGCCTCGCTCGCAGGCGCCGTTTTTCAGGCACATCATGTGAATCTTGAAGAGCGCGCCGAAGCTCTTGCCGGTGCCGGCCGCGCCGCACGTCAGCACCTCATCCTCGCGCCGCTTGAACAGCTCCCTGGCCGCGCCGCGCAACTCCAGCCGCTTCGTCACCACATCGGTCATGCAGTGAGCGTAGCCATGAACGCCCTTCCGATGTACTCGCTGAAGTCGGGCGGGATGGCTTCCTGAAGATCGAACTGTCGCGCGCGTCGCTCGCCGGTAGCGTTGCCCATTCCCTCGATCACCCAGGGCATGCGCATGGCATGGGCCAGCTCCTCAGGCGTGCCCTTGCCACCGCCGTTGCCGTAGCCCGCAACGTACAGCCCCGGATACTCGGTGCCGTGACGCCACCCGCGAACGCGCGTCGCGTGCCCCGCCGGCTTCGGGAAGCCCACCATTGAGCCACCGCGCACCGGACCTTCGGGATGCGTGGGCTGCCGCACCGAGAAGCCAGACAGCTCAAAGCTGCGATGTTTCTGGACCCACGGCGGTGCCATGTCACCTTTGAACATGTCCATGCAGAGCGTGAGATCCCTGCGGATCAAATCCCTACGGCTCGCTGTGGGCTGCTCCAGCACGTAAGGGATGCCGATTCGATCGGATAGCCCCCGCGCGCGGGGGATGAACTGCTCGTGATCATCCTTGATCCCGCGCGCTCGATTGCTTGCAGTCGCGTTGTTCCCCTCCTGGCAAGGCCAAGACTGCCAGATGAACGCAGGGCGAGCAAGCTCTGACGGACCCAACCATCCGTTGGTGCGGGTGAGCCTTCTCAGCAATTCCAGCCCGTCCATCTGCACGAACACATCCCCCGGATAGCCGGGCTGTGGGTCGATGTCAACGCCGATGACGTAGAACCCGGCGCGCTGGAGCCCCACGGTAGCGCCACCCTTGCGGCAGCATATATCGAGCGCGATGGGCTTACACGCGGGGCACCGACTCTTAGGTCCACCCATCGAGGCGCCCGAATGATCGACGCACAACCGCTCAGGGACCTGATTCCGCATCATCATCATGCCCTGAGTGTATCAGTTGAAATCTCGACTGTCTACCAGCGCGGGAGGCGCGCGATGAGGTAGATGAGAGCGGCCAGGAGGGCACCCACACCGCCCACGCCAACCCAGAACCAGGCATTCACGACAGATCCTCAGGATCGATGCCCACCAGCTCATAACGGACGCTACCGCTGATCTCCATGCGGCCGGCCGCGTCGAGCCCCATGAGCTTGCGCGTCTCGGCGTCCATCTTTGCCGCGGTCTCCAGCGCACGCAGCCGGCCGCTGTGGTCGCGCACCACCTCGCCGGTCTCAGGATCTCGCAACACGATGCCGTCTTTGCCCACCGCGACCGGGGCGCCGGCGAGATCGGCAATCTCCAGCGCGCGCTCGGTCAGCTCCGCATACAGCGCGAGGCTCTGCTGACGCATCGCATCGAGATCGACGGCCGGTGTGCTCGCGCGCCACTCAGCGACGATCTGAGACACGCGCGTGACGGAGATGCCCAGATCGTCAGCGATCTGCTCCATCGTCTGCCGATAGATCGTGTAGCGCCGGATCACCTGCCCGTTGCGACCATCGAGGCGCGCGGCCCCTCGCTTCCCGCGGCGAGCGATCACGGCGCGCTCCAGCTCTTCGCCGGCACTACTCATGATCATCTCCATACAGGGCTAGGCAGAACGTTCGGTGTCGATCGTAGCGTACCTCTCGATCCCTACTGTTAAGACTCCTAAACAGCGAGAAGGCGGGGCCGCAGCCCCGCCATCCTCGATCAGCTCAGCTCGCGCTGCCCGCCAGCTTGCCAGCCTTCTTGACCGAGCGCCGGACCTGCGCCGGCGTCAGCTTCGCGCTGCCGTTCTGCGCCCGGTAGGCCGCCTCGCGCCGCCCGTTGCCCATCGGCGTGGGCGCGCTCTGCACGCTCTTGCGTACCGCCTCGCTCAGCTCCTCGGCGCTCATCTTCGAGCGGCCGGCGATCGAACGCTCCGCGGCAGCCTTGCGCAGTGCGTCCCGGTTCATACCCTTGAAGCTCATGATCTTGTTCTCCCTCTGCCGGTTGAAACGTGTCAGTTGATATTTGAACTGAGAGGGGGCTCGGAGCCCCCTCCTCGATCACTCCTCGAAAGCCGCCTTCTCCGCGGCGATCATCTCCGCGGTCCACACGACCTGGCACTCACAGGCCCGGGTGCCGTTGGCGATCTCCCGGAACATCCGGATCTCCATCGCGGTCCCGTCCGGAGTGATCTCCCCCAGCTCGCCCTCCTCCACGAGCCCCTCTTCGATCATCTTCTCGGCGTTCGCCTCGAAGCACCCCAGGTCGTGACCCGCCTCCGCGGCGATGATGGTCTCGATCTCGGCCCGGTCTGTGTGCTCCTGCGTCATCGTCATACCCATAGTCTAGCCGATCCAGTCGAGATGTCAACTGGTTTAGCTAGATCCTTCTCGCGCCTTTTTGGCCTTGATCGCAGTGAGCGCGTACACCTCAGGGATCTCCAGCTCCAGCCCGAAGAGGCGCACGCTCTCGGCCACGCCCAGCTCGCGCATGATCTTGACGCAGGCGGCGTGCTCCTCCTTCGCCAGCGCTTGCTCAGCTACGCGCACCATCACGCCGGCATACCAATCGGGATCGATCGCCTGCGTGAGCCACCACTGGAGATCGGCCAGGGTGGGGCAGCTCCACCACGGACGCGACGGGCCCCAGATCCACATGTCTCCCCATCCCCCCGGCGAGCTGTACACCGCCACGGCGCGCTCCTCGCGTGCTCCCCAGAAGCGCACCACCCAGCTCTCCCGCATCCCGGTGGGTCGCCCGGTGCTCCCGTGGATGCCTCGCCCCCGAGCGTGCGACACCGAGACGCGCCAGCCGGCGCCGCGCGCGATGCGAGCGATCCTCTCCACCACCACGGGGAGCACGTGCCCGAAGTTCGGGCAGAGGTGCGAGCGCATCGCCGGTGCAGGATGCATCGCCCTCTCTTCCTCCCGCGCCGGCCGCTCCCCCCGCGGGTAGCCCACCACCGGGGCGTACGCTCCCAGCTCTCCCACGACGCTCCCACCGCGGCACTCCTGGCAGAGCGCATCGCGCACATGTTCCTCCACCGCGAGCGCCTCAGCGCCGCACTTCACGCAGCGAGCCCGAAGCAGGTGCGACGCCTCCACCGCTTCGGGCTCCTCAAACTCAAAGCCGATCTCCATTACGCCTCCGATCCCGATCGGCGCGCTGCCGGCGCTCCATCTCCCGAATCTCCTGCCACCAGCGGAACAGGTGGACGAAGACCCAAAGCAGCGCCATCGCTTTGACGACCACCACCGCAAGCACGAACCAGCCGAGACCGCTCACAGCGTCTCCACTCGCACGCACGCACGTGCCTCGGTGTCCCAGAGCTTCGAGGCGATCCATTGCACGATCTGGGCATCGTTCTTGATGAGCCCCGACATTTCCAGTGCATCCCCGAGGTTGCGACACAACTTGTCAAGATCCCCGTGATCGTTGGGCACCATCGGGTAATCCAGCTCGCAACCGCAGCGCTCGAAGCAGAAGAGCGCCTGCACCGTGATCGGGCCCTGAAGCGGCACCCAGCCCCCCGCCCACCCGGTGACGCGGTTGCCGACCTTCAGCGGTCGAATGTCGAGCTGGTCACGGATCTGACGCACCATCTCCAGTTTCCACGGCTTCGAGCCCGCAACGCTCTCCACGAGATGATGCTGCCGGCCGCCCTGGCAAACCATCGAACCCTTCGGGCGAGGCTTGCCGGCCACCTCGAACACCCACCTGCTCATCGCGGACGCTTCCGCGGCGTCTGCCCCTTGATCGCGCGATAGTGCTCGCTCTTCAGTCCCCGGCAGTTCATATAGCCGCACTTCTGCTCTTCGCCCTTCGGGCCGGGGCGCCACACGTGATCAGCGATTGCCATCCTCATCCCTCATTCCGTCAACAATGACGAATCCCACCCAGTAGCCGAGCCACAGGATGGGAATCAGCGTCAGCACCATCACTCGGGACCGAAGGCCGCATCGAGCGCCTCGCGGTCGCGCTTCTCCTTCTCGATCGAGCCGGTGCGCGTGAGCCCGAGGTTGAAGCCGATCAGCCCCTTCGCCTTCAGCTCCTCGCACCCCGGCCCCTGCCGCACCGTGGCACCCTGCGCACTGCCCGCGGCGGTGGCGAGCCGGTCTTCTGCGGTGTTGCTCAGCTTCATCATGCGTCCAGCCTACTCAGAGCCAGTCGAGATGTCAACTGCTCTGGCATGCCGGGGGCAATCAGTACGCCCCGAGTAGCACCAATGGCACTGAGCGCCCTCAGGAGCCCCGAGAGCCTCCACCCCCACCTGAGCTACCCCCGAGCCCCGCGAACCCGCCAGCGTCTCGCTCAGGAGGCTGACGAGGCGTTCTTCGAGGGCTCGTGCATCGGCCAGGAGAGCCTTCTCGTGCTCGCCGGTGCGCTCGCTCAGGTACTCGATGCAGACGCGGGTGCGCCCCAGGGCATTCTGCAGTCGACCGATGGTCGGAAGCACGACGCCGGCGAAGTGCGCTGGATCGGCCAGGGAGGTATCCCCCTGCGATTGATCTTGATTCTCAGTCATGACTCCATCCTCCTCCGGTCTCAGTGCAGATGTCAACTGATAGGCCCTCTGATGCAGGGTCGCCCTTCACCTGGCCGCACCCACCGTTGCAGGTGGGGGTCTCTCTAGAGACCCCCCCTGACTGCAACACTGGGTAAAACGAGACTGCAACGAAGTGAAGAGGTCTGCATCACTCCAGCTCAGAGGGGTGAATCACGCTGCAACACTATGAATCACTATTGGCGCAAGACTAGGTGAATCACACCCCCAGTGATTCATCTAGTCACTGGCCAACTGGGGGGGGGTATTTTTCTCTCCCAAAATGGACAGGGGGTCGATCCCGTATCTCTGGCCCTCAATCCGGAGTACGCACCCCATCTCCACCACCGCAGCCCACGCCTTCTGGTACGCCTGGCGATTGAGTTGCCCCGGGCCTCGCCCCACCTTCCGGTTGTGCCAGCGCTCTGCGATCAACCCCTGAACCTGGCTCTCGGTGCGCCCGAGCGTCCCACCCACGTCAGCGAGCGTCTGCAAGATCCGGCGCTGCATCTCCGCGGAGGGGTGCGTGAAGCCCTTCGTCCACTCCTGGGGCTCCTGGATGGTTTTCTCCTGGCCGATATCAGGAGCCCGCTCCTCGCCGGCCGCCTGCTCGAAGGCGTCAGCGATGCGCACGTAACCACTCCCGGTGCCCTCCATCAGCTCCAGCTTCAGGGGCATCGGGGGCAGGAGTGCCTCATCCTTCGTCTTGCGGTGCTTCATCACGCGCTGAGTCTCGGGGCCGCGGTCTTCTCCCGCGAGATCGATGACGAAGGAGACGTCAGCGTCATCTTCGATTGAACTGCTCCCCCGCGCCCGCTTCCCCTCGTGCCCCGTGTGATGGGGAAGCAGCGCCGCCACCCCGTACTTCTCCCGCAGCATGCGCAGGGCATCCACCACCGGTCCCATGTCCGACGCCTTGTCTTCGTCTGCCCCCGGCGTGCTGGCGTGCAGAGTGTCAAACACCACCAGTTTTGCCCCCGTTTCTCCCACCAGCTCCCCCAGTTCGGCCATGTCATCCCGATTGGTGATGCGCGCAGAAATGGGGATCAGATAGAAATCATCGGGCACTTCTCCATATCGCTTCTCCCACGCATCGATACGCATTCTCAATCCGTATGCACCTTCGGCTGCCGCATAGATGACGGGCACGGCTTCAGGCACGTTGTAACCCATCCACGGGCGCCCTGAGGCGAGCGAGCACGCCATTCCCACCGCTACGAAGCTTTTGTAAGTGCCGAATTTCCCGCTCAGCACTGCGATGCTTTCCCGAAACAGCACGTGTTCAATGAGTGGCTCCGGTTTTGGCAGCTCGTGGATCTGCGAGCGTTTGAGCATTGCCTTTCGCAAACGCCCCGTAACGATCGGTCCCGGATCGGGGGCGGGCGCCAGAAATGAAACTGTAGCGAGCTGCGCTTTCCATGAGTTTTTGACCGGGCGGCGCCCATCGAGACGCTGAATGAATTGCTGATCAGCCGTCCAGTCCGATGGGCCATTCTTGTCATACGCGGTGTGCGAGAGGTTGTCGAGGATGATGGCGCCGGCTTCGGCAGGGCTCCAGAAAGCCGGCACGAAGTGCTCGATGGCCAGGGTGGCGCGCATCCCCATTTCATTGATGTTCCCTGGCTTCGCCTCTCGCAGCGCATCGAGGTGCGGGCGCACGAATTCCTTCGCCTGCTCCATCGTGAACGCCCGAGCGGCACCAGCCGGCGCCCCGAACAGCGAGCTGCCTCCATCTCCTTCGGCTCTCTCGCTGGTGGCATCGAAGGCATCAAGTGCTCGCGCAACGCGCGTGGTGCGCTTGCTCAGCACCCGATCGGTCACTCCGCGCACGCTCTCATCGGTGCACGATCCATCGCTGGCTCGCCACTCATCGAGCGCGCTCAGGTCGGGCTCGTGCACCCAGCGATAGGGCACCAGCTCGCCTGTCTCCTTCGAAACACCCACGGTGGGCGCGAGCCACACGAAACCGCGATGCGTATCTCCCTCAGCATCGGGAACCGGCATCCCGCCTTGCAGATCGAGCCCAGGCATGAAACCTGTCTCCTTGCCGATCCCTGAGGCGCTGATGACGTCGTGAGTGCCCCCGCTGGGAGTGCTCTGCTGCCCGAAGGAGAGCGGCCATTCGCCGGCGTTCTTCAGCACCTCACGCGACTCGATGCCACCTGAGCGCGGGTCCATGTCGAGGAAGTCCGCGGTGAGCCCGCCGACTGCGCCGACCCCCCACCCCTCCTGCCACTCATCGAGTACCGCAGGATCGGCGGGCACGTTGGGCCACCCCGCCTTGAAGAAGTACTTTCCCGGCTTGTATGGGTTGGGCGGGCATACGAAGATCGGGATTCCCGCGCGCGCCATCTCTCGCGCAATGTCGAGAGCGCGTGCCTCTTCAGGCGTCATGCGGTATGCTCCTATTCATCTCTTGCGTGTGGAGTGCTGGCAATGTGAAGAGCCCCTTGTGGTGGGGGGCTCTTCATCATTTCGGGCCGATGGTGTAGACGTAGGTGAACATTCCCGGAAACGTCCCACCTCTGCCGTCTTCGAGACGGGGGATGCCATCCTCCCACCCTGCTACCCGATACGTCTCACCCAGCTCATTGGTGGCGTAGAGCTGCGCGTAGGAGCCCATCTGCTTCTCACTCGGCTTCGCGGTTGGCCCCCACACGAACCATCCTCGCTCCCGCAGCCGCGCCACCATCTTCTCGTCTGCCGTCTTCATCCTCGCCGCTGTGGCTGCTGCTGTTCGACTCATGATCACACCTTACCCCACGTAACACGATTACGTCGACCGTTGCCCGAGGGGCAAAAAGGGGGCTCCGAAGAGCCCCCTCGATCGTGCGCCGGCGTTAGCGCTTCGCGCGAGCCTCGGGGTGCCACGGGAACGTCTTCCGATACTTCCCTTCGGCCGTCATCAGATCCCCGATGCGCATCGCCCTGCGCTCCCCGTCGTACTCGCGCACGGTGACCATCTCCTGAAGCGCCGTGAGCCTCTCGACACCCATCTTGTCGATGGCGTCATACAGCTCGTTCAGGATGCCGGCGTGGCCGGCGTTGAGCTGCGGCAGCGCCATGCTCACCAGCTTGCGCGCCACCTCTGCCTGACTCTCCTGTCGCACCAGCGCGAGCGCCAGGATGCCCTCCTTCTCGGGTAGTGAGAGCAGAATCTGCTGTCCGAGCTTGGCCATGATCTCTACCTCCTTCGCTTCCCCTGGCGCATGCCCTCCTGGCCGCCCCTAGTTGAGATCCAACCTACCACATGATAGTGTCAGTTCATAAGTCAACTGAGACAGAGGAGCACAGGGTGGATCACGTGGAGGTGCCCGCGTACGTGGGTGGGCTGAAGCCGGCCGTGAAAGAGATCATGGAGCAGTGCCGGCGCAACGGCGCCGGCGGCACCGAGCAGGCGCAGATCATGGCGCTGGCCGAAGAGACCGGTGAGTTTGTGGGCGCCATGCGTCGTTGGCGTGGGATGGCGCGTCGCACCGGCACCGAGGAAGAGGCAGCGCTGGAGCTGGCCGATGTGATCATTTCGGCGTACGCGATGGCCGATGTGATGGGCTGGGACGTTGACGCGCTCTTGCTCGGCAAGCTCCAGAAGGTCTTCAGCCGCGGATGGAAAGAGGGGCAGCGATGAAGTGGGTTGTCATGGGTCTGGCGATGCTGGCTACGGCCGGCGTGCTGCTACTGGGTGCGCTGTGGGCATCGCTCGCGCGAGAGCAGCACGTCTCCCCGTTCACGTGGGTGAGCGTCACGTGCTTCATCATCGGCGGGATCGCCTGCATCATCAAGTTTGCAGGGAAGGGGGAGGAGTGAAAGATAAGCTGCGGCGCAAATATCAGCGCTCTCGTACGAAGGCGGCGCTCGCTCTGGGTTTCGCGCTCTACATGACGCAGTTTCTCAACTCCGGTTGGTGGCAAGGGATCGTCATGGGCGTCGCTGCGACGATGAGCGTGTATTGGACAATCAGCGCCGCGGTGGCTTGCTCGCGCCTCGACGTGATCGCCATCGCTGAGCAGTACTCAGAGCTGATGAAGGAGGAGGAGTGATGAATCGTCAGCGACTTGCCGACGACCTGAGCGAGTACGCGCATGGGGTGGCTGAGGAGTGGATGCGCCTCATCGATATCAGCGAAAACGTACTGAGTCCGGGATCGGAAGAGATTCAGGCACGCGTGACGTGGGCGGGCGATGGCACCTTCAAGGTAAGCACGACGCACTACGGCGAGGAGCTGGGCCACTTTCGACTCGTCGTACGTGTCGAACCCATCGACGTGCCCCCGATCGGCCCGGAGAACGATCCGGCGCAGATTCACGAACCGAAGCACCCTTGCGAGGAGTGCAATCACTCGCACAGCCCGAACCGCTGCCCGAATCTCTACCTTGTGTGCGAGGAGTGCAACACCGGCGGCCACACGTGCCCCGGTGACGGCAACTCCATCGAGCACGGGCAGAGCATGTGCGACGAGTGCAAGAAGCGCTTTCTCGATGAAGCCGAGGCAGCGGAGCCTCTGGAGTGGGTGCCGGCCACGTGGGGGGAGACGATGCAGAACGATCGCGTTCGCCTCGGTGGGGCTGAAGCGGTGATCGAGGGCTTCTCGAAGCTCGATTGGCACACCACGATCGAGCGCTCGTTTCAGAAGCCGGACGGCAAGTGGTGGGATCTTGTGCGCCCCTTCGAGCACACGAGCGTGCACGTCCGGCTCGCCGGCCGCACCGATCTACTCACCTTCCCGCCCGATTCCCCCGTTGACATCCTGTGCACCCCCACGCGTAGGGCAATGCTGACGCTGACGCGCGGAGGTCTCTCGTGAACATGTTCGGGGAGATGGTTGAGTATCTTTGGCCGGTAACGTGGGCGCCCAGCGAGATTCCCCAGAAGGTGAAGATGGGGAAGGAAGCGTGGGAGACGCTGCGGGAGCAGGCTTTGGTGCCCACCGGGCTGCGTGGTATCGATCGGCTTCTCGGCATCCCTGTCTTCATTGATGAGACCTACCCGCCCGATGTTTGGCGCCTCTTCAATGGGAATGGCGAGGTGCTGAAGTCCGGCACCTCGCGCTTCATCCTCTCTCGCGCCGATCTCTACGCACAGATGGAGGAAATGGAGGCAGCCATGGGCGGCGAGGAGTACAACTGCTCAGGTTGGGACGGGCCCTGCGGTGGCTGCGCAAGGTGCGGGCGTGCCCAGGTCTCTTACTACTTCGATCAGATGCGCCGAGAAGCCGACCGATACCACAGCGCCGGCTTCGAATGGGCGCCCAAAGCCATCGCCTCCTTTCGCGTTTGGGCAGAGCGGCACGATTCCTATTCATGCTGGACAGCCAAAGAGCGTCCGGAGGGCGCATTTCCCTGGGAGAAGCTATGAGACACATGACGGCATCGATGGTGATCCTGGACCCCGATGCGGCGGCCGTGCTGCTGATCTGGCACAAGGCGAGCAGTAAGTGGATGTTCCCAGGTGGTCACGTCGATGAGGACGAGACTCCTGCGGAGGCGGCGCAGCGCGAGGTGTTGGAGGAGACGGGCCTGATCGTGCGCCCCTTCGTCTCGCGCTACATCCTCGTTCCGGGTGCGAGGAGCCATCCAGCGCCGTGGCTGGTGGCCGAGCACCCGGCGCCGGCGAAGCCCCACAAGGGCGAGCCCGCCCACCATCACATCGATGAGCTTTTCATCGGCATCGCGGACTCGCGCCGCCCGCTCCCGATTACCAACGACGAAGGTGCTCCCGAATCTTGCTGGGTGCTCATCTCCAATCTCTCCTTCATCGGCAACGCGCGCGCCGATGTGCCGGTTCTGGCTCCGCTCGCCCTGTTGGAGGTGGCGATTCGATGACGTTGCTGAAGCCTAGGGATTATCAGCTCGCCACCATCAAGGCGTTTCACACGCGCTGGAATGGTGGCGAGCTGCGCCCCATCCCAGCGGTGCTCGCTACCGGGCTCGGCAAGACGGTGATCTTCTCCCACCTCGCGGAGGAGTATCTGGCTGCCAATCCCACGCGTCGCGTACTGATCCTGGCGCATACCGATGAGCTGGTGCTTCAGGCCGCAGCGAAGATGCGCCAGGTTGCCCCGCATCGTTCGGTGGGCATCGTCAAGGCTGAGCGCAACGACGTGAGTGCCAGCGTCATCGTCGCCAGCGTGCAGAGCTTGCGCAGCGAGAAGCGCCGCAACGCTTTGCGGCGCATCGGGCTCATCATCGTGGATGAGTGCCACCACGCCGTTGCCGCGACCTATCGAGCGATCCTCGATCACTTCGCTGGCGCCGGTGTGCGTGTCGCTGGCTTCACGGCAACGCTGGCACGCGGAGACAAGCTGAAGCTGAGCGACGTGTGGAGCGAGCCCGCGGCGACGTACGGGATCAGCTTCGGAATCCGGCGCGGCTATCTCCTCGACGTACGCGGGAAGCGCATCGTTATCCCCACCATGGATCTCACAAAGGTGCGCAAGCAGGGGGGCGACTACGCCGAAGGGGCACTCGCTGAGGAGCTGGAGCGCTCCCTTGCTCCCGAAATCGTGGCAGCTCGATACAAGGAGCTGGCCGGCGACCGCAAGGGCATCGTCTTCTGGCCCACCGTCGAGATTGCGGAGCATGGCGAGAAGGCGTTCGACGCTGAAGGGATCAAGTCGGAGACGATCCACGGCAAGTTGGGGCGCGAGGAGCGCCGAGCAATGCTCCGCAGGCTCGCCAGCGGAGAAACACAGGTGGTGCACGGCGTTGCCGTGCTGACGGAAGGTTTCGATGATCCCACGATTTCATGCATCGTCATCGCACGGCCAACGCGGAGTGCACCTCTGTATCAGCAAATGGTCGGGCGCGGTCTACGCCCGAATCTCGCTCTCCCACCCGAGGAGCGTGGGGATTGCCTGGTGCTCGATGTGGTGGGGGCATCCCGCAACCATGACCTTCGCTCGCTCGTGGATCTTTCCGAGGAGAAGCCGAACGACGATGTAGAGATGGATGAGGAGCTGACGCTCCTCGGCATGGAGGAGATGTGGGAGGAGGAGCAGGAGGAGCAAAACAGTGCTCCCAACTGGCCCGAGGAGGAGCTGTATACGGGGCCGGTGGAGCACGTCGACTTCGATCCCCTGGGGCGCACCACCGCGGGAGCGTGGCTGCACACCTTCGAGAAGCATTACTTCCTCCCCATCGGCCGCAAGGCGTACGTGCTCCTCGTTCCGAGTGAGGAGCCCGGAGCGTTCGATGTGGCGTGGCTGACGAAGACTCCCGGCACCTTCTTCTACTCCTGCGGGAGCAGCTACGCGCAGCGCTTCGGAACGAGGAGGGGCTGCCTCTGTCCCGAGAATCACGTTGGAGAACAGGGGGGGCTCACTGAACATCGGGGGCTCTCATTGGAGATGGCGTGCTCGTGGGCTGAGGAAGTCATGGAGAACGTGGCCGGCAAGGCACTCGCGCACCGCATCGGAGGAGCGAACGCCGAGTGGAGGAGCAAGCCGGCGAACATCACACTCCTCCGCGAGGCGTGGGACCTGGGGATCAAGGCCGCGGGGATGAATAAAGGAGAGCTGACGGATACAGTCGAAATCCTGACTGCATCGCGTAGGATAGATCCCGTGGTCGCCTTCATGCTGGCGGCCAGGGGAGAGGTGCAAGATGTCTGACGATCCGATGCACATCGACAACGTACGTGCCCGCCACGCTGTAGATGACGCAGAGCGGAGCATGTACCGGGAAATCGCCAAGGAGATCGGCCCACCGAAGAACACGCACTTTGGCTTGCTGCGCAAGGCTTTGAAGCAGACGAAGGAGTAGGGATGGAAATCGAGCAGAAGCACATGGATGCGTACACCAGCGGCAGCACGAAGGATGGGGTGCTGAACTGGGAGAAGCGCGAAGACAACGCGGGGATTCAGGCGGTACTCGATGTGATCGATCCCGCCCCGAAGAGCGCCACGGTTCTCATCGACGCTGACGGGATGCGTTGGGAGCGCAGCGAAGTCGATCCGATGATCTGGCATGAGGGAGAAGCTGCCGCTACCGCGGCGAGCATCATCGAGCGCTGGGGTTTCGGGGAGTGGCAGTGAAGGACGTAGATGATGTGATCAGTTCGATAGAAACTGCCGTCGAGAAACGCGAGCCGGAAGATTTTCGACAGGCTCTTTATTTCGCGTTGGAGGAATATGCAAAGATCATCGATCCCACTCCGAAGGACGCCGCGATTTTCTACGATGGCCGGGGGACGCGATGGCATCGCGTCGCCATCGATCCGTTGATCTGGTTCGACGGCTTCGGCGTCTACCACACCGCGGGCTACATCATCGAGCGCTGGGGTTTTGGGGGCGGGGAGTGATCCGGGTGACGCGCGACCACCTCGACTGCTTCGAGGTGATGGGCGCGCGCGCCGCGATGTCCGGCGGGGATGGCGTCAGCGCCGGACTCGAAGCCGTGTTCGCCCAGCTTCAGTGCGAGGTGGAGCAGATCGAGCTGACGCCGGCCGAGCACGATTTCATCTGGCGCATGAGCGCGAAGGCAGACCAGGCGCAATGGATCAGCGAGCTGTTCCGGGTGTGCAGCGCCGTCATCATGGCTCGCCTGAGCGGCGAGACCGAAGCGCAAGCCACGGGAAGGGAGCCGCGTCATGAAGCTCACTAGTTGTGGATGCGGCCCCGAGCATTCCAAGGATTGCCCTCAGGGTTTGGGTGATTACTGATGAAGCTCAGCCCTGAGGAGCGCTCGGAGATCCTCCTGGCCGAAGCCGGGAGTCGCTCGATGTTCGATCAGAACCGGTTCCGCTACCCGCAGGAGCCGGAGCGCATTCAGGCCATCGCTGACGCAGTGGAGAAGATCCTGATTCATCGCGTCAGCGCAGCGCTGACAGAGCTTGTGGGGGATTGGGATTGGTACGCAGGCACCCTGCACAACGACAAAGAAGCCACCGCTTTCAACACTTGTGCCGATCAACTTCGAGAGATGATGACTCGATTGGAGCCTAAACGTGGCTAGCTCGCTGTTTCCCGAGGAGAAGAGCTTCGGGCACGTCTATAACGGCCGGTACCATCTCCCTCTCCTCCCTGGCGAGGAGGGCACGAAGAGCGGTGGTGACTGGGTGCCGAAGGGGTTGCGGCGCACCACCAACCTGGTGGGCGGGATCAGCGACACGAAGGCGCTGGGCATCTGGGTGCTGGAGCAGACGCTCATCGGGCTGGTGCGTCAGCCGTCGCTCTTCGAGGAGCTGGCGATGCTCGTGCATGAGGGCGACTCGCGGGGGGTGAACTGGCGGAAGCTGAAGGAGCACCCGACGCTGCGCAAGGCGCTCAGCGGGACGTGGAAAGACGAAGACTCCTGCATCGCCGGGCGTGCCCGGCATGCTGCCGGCGCCAACGAAGCACGCCAGGCGGGCATCAATCGCCACGCGGCGTGGGAGTACCGCGGCAAGACGGGCGGGCTCATCGGCACCCCTGAGATGCAGGAGCAGTTGCAGGAGACCGAGCGTCTCCTGCGCGAGGCGGGGCTGGAGCGGATGCCGGGGCTCAGCGAGCGCGTCATCCGCAATACCGAGGTGAATGCCGCGGGGAAGTTCGATGACATCCTGCTTGATCGGAATACGGGCGAGCTGCTCATCGCAGACCTGAAGACGAAGGCGACTGAGTTTTACACGTGGCTCGAAGTCGATGCTCAGCTCGCGGTCTACGCGCGTGCGCAGCACATGCTGAACGAGGCTGGCGATGGCTACGAACGTGGGCCTGCGTCGTACGTGTCGTGCTCGAAGGGCGTGGTGCTGCATCAGCCGAGCGATGGGGGGCCGGCGCGCCTACGGAAGGCCGATCTTGACTTCGGGTGGGAGACGGCGCTCCTCTGCCGCGAGGTGCTCGATCGGCGCAGCTACGGCAAGAGCGTGGCGCGGAAGGCGCTGAGCGAGTGGCCGGGAGAAAATCTCCCCGATCCAGTTGACATCCCGACTGACTCCGACTAGTGTTCTTCTTGTCAGCAGGGATGCCGACTCCCCCGGAAGGCAGTTCTGAGAACATCCGGGGTACAGCACGAAGGCACGACGGAAGCCAGACACTACGGGAACGGCATTCGCAAGACTGGCGGAAAGCGTGAGTGATCGGGAAGCGACAGGTTGCGGCTGAGAGGTGGGGGTATGAACCCACTTCTTCCGGGTATCGGCTTCTCGATCACGTCCTAGCACATCACACCACACGGATCGAGAGAGAGGGCCTAGGGATGGGCTTGCACACACGAGACGCGAATGCGAACTACTCGCGCAAGGTCGATCGGCAGGAGCGCATCAAGCGCGACGTGACCGAAGACGTGCGCAACGGTGACCTGACGCCGGAAGCGGGCGCCAGGATCATCGAAGAGCACCGGAATCGGGGCTGATTCCGATGGCGAAGAAGACCTACGGTCACAGCGTCGAATTCGGCCGGGACGGCGAGCGCGTCAAGGGCACGCGGATTCAGGTGGTGCAGATGCAGAAGCCGCCGAAGAAGGGCGACAAGCAGTACGACTTCGTTGACCCGCAGGGCGGGCGCATCGCCCGCAAGGTGGGCGGCGCACTCCTCAGCGGAATCGCCCGCGCGGCGATGGGACCGAAGAAGTGAAGCCGGACGCCGAACTTCTCGTTCAGCTCACCGGAGCGTCGGAAGGTGAGGCTCGGCGCAAGCTCGCCACTCAGCGCGAGATCACACCGAAAGTTCAGGATCAGATGAACAAGAAGCAGGGCCTGGGCGGGCGCGCCTCGCGCTACGAAAACTGATCTGCTAGGCTCAAAATCGCAACACGGGATCTGGAGCGACGGTGCTCCGGCGGCTACGGCTCATATGGCCCGAGCGCTCCAGATCACAAGCCTTTGTAGCTCAACGGTAGAGCCCTCCCCTTGGGGAGGCGATGTAGGTTCGACTCCTGCCGAAGGCTCTAGCCTCCAACCGAGGCAGCGAGTAACCACCTCACGGCGAAGCATGCGAGGCTCTCGCACACAACTGAATACGCAACATGCAACGTTCGTTCATCGTTTGCTCGAAGGGATTCACCATGACAGATCCGTTCGCCGCTGCCGCCGCTGCCGCAGCGACTCAGCCCACCTCGCCGGCGCCGGCGCAGGGGCTCATCGATCAGAACGAGGATGGCGGAAGCTCGCTGTTCGGCGGGGAGAAGCTCCCCGGCCTGTTCAACAAGTTCACCATGCCGGGCGAGTGGCGCACCGGGATCATCACGAAGCCCCCGGTGGACCGGCAGTCGCGGGACATGGCCGGCAACCTGAAGTACTGGGACCCCGACAAGAACGAGCCCACCACCGTCAACACGGGGCGCCCGCTCAACGACACGGTGATCGTGCTTCAGACGGAGTACCGATACACCCCCCAGGAGATCGCGGATCGGAACCTCGATCCGATCGACGTGGAGGACGACAAGGGCATCCGCGGCATCTTCGCCTCGGGTGACGAGAAGAAGGCCATCATCAAGGCCATCAAGGAGGCGCGGGTGCGCCGCGAGAGCGAGATGGTGGGCATGCGCCTCAGCGGCCGGCGCATGAAGAAGGAGCCGATCCCGGGCACCGGCTTCTCGAAGTGGACGGGCTGGGAATTCAAGCTGGAGCGCGTCTGATTCTCCGATTCGCGCACAGTCGAGACTGTGCGCGTTTCAGGGAACCGGAAGAGCCGATTCCTCAGGGAAGGGAACAGAGATCATGAAGTTCAGCCTCGACATCACCCACGTCACCGAATCCATCGAGGAGGCCGAGAACACCACCGTCGTCAGCGCCTACGGCAGCGCCGCGCTGGTCTCCTACGCCTTCAACGACGTGAAGGAGGAGCTGACGGGCGCCACCGGCGCGAAGTTCGCCGTCGACCTCCGCGACGACAACGACAACGTCATCGCCGCGCTCACCGCTGACGGCGGCACGCTGGTGGACGTGCTGAAGGCGCGTCTCGCCCGCGTCCGTAAGGACGCGAAGCCGGCCGGCGAGTAACAACGATCGTGCAAGGGGGCTCTTCGGAGCCCCCTTCGTCGTATCAGGGATGAGGGATCATGAGTGACGAATTGCGCTGGAGCACCGGCGCGGTGGGGCCGCAGCATCGAGCCGTCATGCGCGGCGGCAAGGTGATGGCGGTCGCGGAGGACACCGAAACGGCGGCGCACATCGTGCGCGCGCTGAACGACAGTCATACCCTGAATTTGGTGCGCGATGGGCTCGATGCGTTGCGCGTTCAGATCATGGTGGGTGCGGCGGCGAAGCCGATC